GTTAACATATAATTTTTATAAAATCCTTGTGCAAAACAAACTTGAGTATTATTAACAAAAAGGGGATGATTTTGATTCATAACTTGATCTGCCAACTGTGCTGATTGAATGTCTAAACAAGCTTCATTTTCCATATTAGTGCGTTTAACTTTAGCATTAAAAAAGAAGTCTGAACGTTTTTGAATTGTAGTTTTATTTCTATTTAAATTTTTGGTTAAATAAGCATCAGCTGAGGTTTCGTCCTTAAACATAAATTTACTCTTCTTTTGGATCGAAACTTTATTTTTAAGTGTTTTATTGAGATATGCATCTGCTGAAGTTTCATCGAGAAATTTAAAAGAATTTGGATTAGTAAATTTAACATCGGCTGTTTTATTAAATTGCATATTAGATTGAAAACTAGTTGGTTTTTGAGTAAAAGATTGATCATAAGTGTCATACATTTCTTCTTCCAATTTCACTGCTTTGCTTGAACAAAGTTCTTTAATAGCCAATGCTGCAAATCCGGTTTTTAAAAAGTTAATAAAATAATTACAATATTGAACTAAATCACGAGAAGGAGGAGTTAAATTTGTGTAATCTATTGCAACCATATCTACGTTACGCTGAATATGTTTATACCATGTAGCTATTCTACCCTCAACTTCCCACATAAATTCACCTTCATGGAAACATAAAACCTTTCCATCTCTACCTTATATTCAAAACCATCATCACAAATACAAAAAACTAATTTACCATCATCGTCGGTTGTTAAGAAGAAAGCTTCATCGCGTAATTTAACTACACAATCGAATTCAATAGGACTATCTATTCTAAGGGAATTAAGTTGATTAAGGCCGTCTTCAAGATCAGTACATAGGTCATAATTATTAAATACATCTCTAACAATTTTAGCAAAAGCTGTTGTTATTACAGAATAAGGAAGAGTAGTTCGGACTATCTTAGTTATCTTCATTAATTCAAGCATTGATTTTTGTGCAATCTCATCAACGTCACGCCAAAACATATCAAACTCTACAAGGTTTTTAGCCATATCTTTATTAATTTTAATTCTAGGGGTGCTATTGTATGATATTACATTTTTAATTTGTTTCTTTAAATTATCATCAATTAATTTTGAAGCACCAGTAATTTTAATATTAACACCATTGTGTTCAAAGGCTACCATTCTGGAATAATAAGATTTGTTTTTCTCATCTTCAACTTCTTCTTTAGTGTAATAGGTTGGACTAGTAACATAGTTTTTAAACCAACCATTTCTCTTGATATTAAATTTAAC